AGATATCTATCTTGGTGATGCAGATGGAACTCGCCCCCGTGTAACTAGAGTTGTAAATACTCACCCCCCAAGTAGTTATGGAATATATCATAATGTTCCTGCACAAATTGTATTCTTAGATTCTCCAGCAACAACATCTTCTGTAACATATAAAATACAAATGGCAGCATATACCTCACACACTGTGTATCTCAATAGATCTCATCAAAATCAACAAGTGGCTGGCGAATATGATGGCAAACCATCTTCAAGTATCATGGCAATGGAGGTTTCAGGATAATGGATATTACTAAGGCAATATTAGAACTTGCACCAGGTGCTAATTGGGGAATGACTAATTGTGGGGATTATAATTCTATTCAATGGTTGTCACCAAACATTCCAAAACCCACAAAAGCACAAGTAGAAGCAAAAATAGAAGAACTCAAAGCAGCAGAGCCGATGAGACTTCTTCGTGTCGAAAGAGATCGTCTTATTGCTGAAACTGATTGGTGGGTTCTTCCTGATAGAACACCAACTGATGAGCAGTTAGCATATCGTCGGGCACTTAGAGATTTGCCTGCAAATACTACCGACCCAACAAACCCAGTTTGGCCAACGAAACCCGCTTGACACCTGACCCCAGATGCCCTATAATACTGGGGTAATCAACGGAACACCCAATGGGCACCGCACAAGAATCTGTTCTCGGCATCGTTATTGACGTTTGCACTCGCTCCTTCCTTCTGCTCAGCGATGAGGGTAATGAAAAGATGGTAAACTGTGATACCGTCCAAGAGTTTATGAATGTCCTGGAAGTTGTGACTGCCAACCTTAATGAAGACCAGATTGAGTATGCTGACCTTGCTATTCAGGGAGAAGAGTATTGATGGAAGTATTTACGGTTAAGGAATGGGAAGAAAACTTTGATTCCCTCCTTGAGAGGGTAGAAAATGGAGAGCATATAGGTATTATGGGAGATGATGGTAAGGCAGCAGTTATGATACCAGCAGATGATGAACTTTACCGAATATACACTGAGAATAATAACGAAGCTCAGTAGTTCATCATCTGGGAGTATAGCTTAATGGTTAGAGCGGGCTCCTTATAAGGGCTTAGTCTGGGTTCAACTCCCAGTACTCCTATTGCTCCTTTAGCAATCTGGTGAATGCAGCGAACTCATAATTCGCCTGAGGCGTGTTCGATCCACGCAAGGAGCATGGAGTAGTCGCTAGGCAGATAGCCTAGAAAGACGCTCCCTACAAGGGACGGTGGCGGAAGTGGTAGACGCACCAGACTTAAAATCTGTTGGGAGTATTCCCGTGGGGGTTCAAGTCCCCCTCGTCCTATAAAAATAAATAAGACAAAAGCATCCACTATGTCTTATAAGATTGATACTGCATACTGCTGGTATTTGGACCACAGTATGATAGTGAAGATGTATTTTATTAATCAGGTTCCATTCACCTTTGATGAACTACCTGATGGACACTTGGAAGATGAAGAATTAGTAGAACTCGCAAATAAAGAAACATCCTTCGAGCCAGAAGACTTATACAGGAGTTCTTTTTATCTTATAGATGAGGAAGTGCATCCTTGTTTATTTCCTGTTGACTTAGAAAACCCAGAAGATATGCCAGATGATGAAGTCTATTACTATGACGAAGAGGATTTGATGGGTTAATAAATAAAACATAGAAATGTCCCAGGAATCATAATAAGATGCCACTCAACAAACTTGATAATTTTATTAAGAATACAGAAGGTCGTATTTTATATGTAAGTCCATCAGACTTAGACTCAACAGATAGTATTCTTAACACTGGCAACTCACTTGCTCGCCCCTTTAAGACCATTCAGAGGGCACTGATTGAGGCAGCAAGATTCTCTTATGTCAAGGGATACAGTAACGACGAAACTGAGAAGACTACCATTCTCCTGATGCCTGGTGAGCACATCGTTGATAACCGACCAGGATGGTCAATTTTTAATGATGGTGGAACTCCAAAGGTCATTCGTTCCGATGCATCTGCCGCAGAAATTGTCCCAGCAGATTTTTATCTCACACTGGAATCTAACTTTGACTTAACACAATCCAACAATCACCTTTATAGATTTAACAGTATTAATGGTGGTGTTATTGTTCCCAGAGGTGTATCAATCGTTGGTCTTGACTTAAGAAAGACCAAGGTTCGTCCTAAGTATGTTCCAAATCCAACGGACAGCACACCAAACTCGGCAATCTTTAGAATTACTGGTGCAGGTTATTTCTGGCAGTTTTCTCTCTTTGATGGAGATGAATTCGGAACAGTTTATACAAAGAATAATAACTTCAGTGTAAATAATCAGTCAATTCCAACCTTCTCACACCACAAACTCACGGTATTTGAGTATGCCGATGGTGTAAATGAGGTTCAGAATTATAATATTACTGACCTTGGAATGTATTATGCGAAACTCTCCATCGCATATGGAACTGGTTCTAGTAGAGATATTGATGATAAGTTCCCATCACTTCCAAAAGGATTTGAGCCACAAAGACCAGAATATGAGATTGTTGGTGCTTTTACCCCAGATCCAATCGAAATTGAAAGTATTGAGGCAGGTTTTGGTGGAACACCAACCAATAGAGTTACTGTAACCACAAAAACGCCACACGGACTTTCGGCAGGAACACCAATTCGTATTAGTGGTGTAACAGATGAAAACTACAATATCTCCACAAAAGTAAGTGAAGTAGATGCAAATAATGCAAACATCTTCTATTATAACTTACTTTATGTACCAACAGAGATTACGGCAACTCCCACCATCAGAAATGTGGAATTTGTAACCATTGAGACTGACACCGTATCTGGTGCATCTCCTTATATCTTTAACATCTCCATGCGTTCTGTGTGGGGTATGAATGGTATGCACGCCGATGGAAGCAAGGCAACTGGTTTCCGCTCAATGGTTGTTGCACAATTCACTGGTGTATCACTCCAAAAAGATGATCGTGCATTTGTAAAATATAACGAATCTGCAAGAGATTATAGTGACAAGGTTTCCATTAAACCACAGACTGGTGGAGAACTTTCTGCCAATTCCTCACATAAAGGAACCGTATATCACTTAGATCCCGATGCAATTTATAGAAGTGGATGGGAATCCACACACATCAAAGCTTCTAATGATGCATTTATTCAGATAGTTTCTGTCTTTGCAATTGGATATAACAAGCACTTTGAGTGTTTGAGTGGTGCTGATATGTCCATCACCAACTCTAACTCAAACTTTGGACAAATATCGCTTGCTGCTGGTGGATTTAAGAAAGAGGCATTCTTAAAGGATAATAAGGCATATATTACTCACATTATTCCACCAAGAGCAATTACTGGTTCAGAACAAAATGTTGATTGGTTGACTATTGATATTGATAAAACAAAATTAGTAGGTGTTTCTACAAGTTTATATCTTAATGGATTTACCTCCGAAGATATTGTTCCCCCAGTTCTGACCCAAGGATATAGAATTGGTGCCAGAGTTGCCGATAAGTTATACTTGGAAGTTGACGAAACAGAATACTCGGCAGATATTCTGATGTCCGATGGTTCTACCAGTTCCGTCAAAGAGTATTCTGTCGGAGCACCATCATCTAACATCTTTACACTTTCATCTGGCAACCACACACTTGCAACTGGTGAAAAAGTAATCATTATTAGTGATGATGGAGATTTACCAGAGAATCTGAGAACCAATACGGTTTATTATGCAATTGTTCCAAGTGGAAGCACGACAACATTTAAACTTGCCGCATCTAAGAATGATGCTGATAATGATTCTCCAATTAATGTTTATCGCGGAACAAACCTTAAAGTTCTGAGTAGAGTATCAGATAAGATTGCTGGTGACATTGGACATCCAGTTCAGTGGGATGGTAGTCAGTGGTATATTACTACTGGAGCAACTGGAAATACAATCTATTCGGCAATTTCTTCGCTTAATGGAAGGTCGGAAGCAACTTATATTAAGAGAATTGCCGATACAAGAAGCCTTGATGAAAAGATTTATAAGGTCAGAGTTGTAGTTCCAAAAGAACTTTCTGGTTCCAAAACACCAGAAGATGGATTTGTTATTCAGGAATCCAGTTCGACTGGATATCGTGGCACGGATAATACGGACTTTAATAAGACCACAATTACTGCGGCAGATGACTATGATTATAACAGAAATCCAAGATTCATTGCCACCTGTACTTTTAGTAGTCCAACGGCAATAGTAAGAACCGAACTTCCTCACAATCTCACAACTGGCGATAGTATTATTGTTCGTAACGTAACTGATGCAAACAATACTGTAGGTGCTGCCACTAGTGGATACAACGGAACTCATACGATTACCGTTGTTGATGATATGACGTTTAGTTATTCTGTAACTAGCAATGTTCCTGGAGCAACATCTAATAATGATACAACAATTAGAACAAGTTCATCTCCAAGATTTGAGAGAAATGACTTACAATCAAACTTATACATCTATAGAAATGAAGTAATCCAAGATTATGTCGATGGTGAACGTGATGGAATTTACCACCTTTATGTCACAAACTCTGGTAATGCGATTTCGAAAGAATTTACAGACCTGAAGTATAGTCAAAATGTTGTTGATCTCTATCCGCAACTTGATAGAGATAATGTAAACGACAATCCAGCATCTGCAAAGTCCTATGCAAAAGTATCTCCTCTTGGTGAAGTTGTAACAAACGACCTCAAAAAGAGTATTACTAGAGAAACTGCAGACATTCTACTCACAAAACTTGGTGTTGGTCTTACCTGCTCCGTTGCCAATGCCACAACAACCACACCAGATATTACATTTGGTAGAAGACACGGACTGCAAGGACTTGTTACTGGCACTATTGGTGCTGCTGGAACAGATTATAGAACTGGTGATAATTTTAACGTAAGACTTCTAAACGGATCGGCAACTGGAACTTGGAATGGTGCTACGGCAAGAGTAACCGTAAATGCAACTGGAAACGTAACAGATGCATCAATCATTTCTCCTGGTTCAGGTTATAGTGCAGGAACACTATATTTCAGCACTGATGATCTTGGTGGAGATGGAGAGGCAACATTTGTCGTCACAAATACTGGTATTAGCACCGCAATTGGTGATGTTGTTCAGTTTACCGGTGCTGGAACAACATCAGACACTTATCATCGTATTACTGCGGTTGGTGCTGCCAATCAAATCTCCATTGCGAGAACCACTGGTGACCCCGTAATCACCTCAAATCACTATGCTTATGTTGTCGGACCATCATTAGCATTTACTGCAAATACCACCACTGGAATTGTTACGGCAACTGGTCACGGTCTTGTAGCAGGAAATAGAGTAAGAGTTATTGATTCTAACAATAATAACACAGGTGACTTTATTGTTGGCACAAAGGTTGGAGTAAATACACTCACTATTTCAGGAATCACAACAACTTCTGGTTATATTCTTAAGCACGCACTCTCTTCGAATGCTGGTATTTCTGATAAGAGTGATGAGAATCTTGGAGAAAGAGCATTTGCAATTTATGGTGGAGAAACACTGACTCTCGGTGCTGGAATTACTGCTACAACACCACAATTTGCGGTAAGTGTTCCTAACTCTGGTGTTGGAACGATGAGTAGATTCCCTCTCGGTTCCTATATTCAGATTGACGAAGAGATTATGAGAGTTGCGGATGATACTCTTCAGGGTGTCAGCAACAATGAACTGGTTGTCATTCGTGGTGCTCTCGCTACAAGACAAGTTGCTCACGATTCGGGGTCAACCATCCGAAAGGTAGAACCAAAGGCAATTGAGTTCCGCAGACCATCTTATTCCCGTGCTTCTGGTCATACATTTGAGTATCTTGGATATGGTCCTGGAAACTACTCAACAGGTCTTCCACAAGTTCAGGTCAAGTCTCTCCCCGAAAGAGAAGAGTTCTTGGTTCAGTCACAAGAAAGATCTGCTGGTATTGTTGTTTATACTGGTATGAACAACCGTGGTGATTTCTATATTGGAAACCAGAAGAAATCATCTGCTACTGGTGAGGAAGCAACATTTGATACACCAATTCCAAGTGTAACTGGAGAAGATTCTGCTAGATTGAGTGGTGTATTTGACGAAATTACTGTTAAGGAAAGAATAGTCGTAGAAGGTGGAGAATCAAATAGAATTCTATCACAATTTGATGGCCCAGTAACATTCAATAAATCTGTTAGATTTACCGATATCAATAAAATTACTAATGAGACAGATTCTACGAGTACATCATCTGGGGCACTTGTAGTT